AGCCCTTCGGGCTATGATGTCAATACATCCATAGTACTTTTATCTAAATAAGATAAGTATTTAGATAAAAAAAGACAAAAAAGAAAGCCCCCTACAAGAAGTAGAGGGCAATATATATCAACGTACTAACAAAAGTTAATACGTGACTGGTGTTGTTGATCTAGAATTTAACTAAGTTATAAGACATACCAACTCCGTCTAATTTAGAAGAACTTGATCTTATTCCTTTATATGCGTCAATTCGTAATCGGTTATGTTGGTAATGCGCCGTAAGATATGTATCATGATCCACTACGGCTATACCTACACCAATACGATTAGACTTTTCTTGCTTAATAGCATAGAAGTTATTGTTAATCATATTAGTATCTGAATCGGTCTTTGTTTCTTTTAGAACATAGTCCGATTTATTTTTTTTTGCTAATGTTTCTGCTTTATGATCCGCTTCTTGCTGCGTATGAGTTACAAATTGAACATCGGCAGGACGTTTAGTTTCTTTTTCAATGATCCTAGTAACTTCTACTACATCGCGATCCGATTTGTACTTCCCAGCGTTAATCTGTGCTGATTTAATATCAGAATTAGTAACTGCCTGGATTGGTTGAATCGGTATGATCTTCTCTTCTAATCCTTTATGATAAAAGTACAAACATGATCCGACGAAGAGTATCAAAACAGATACCACTACAATAATTAATCTATTATTTAATAGACGATACATAGTCTGTGATACCTCTTGCAATAGCTTTAGCAAAATCATCTTGTCTATTAATTAATAGACAAGCTTCTTCGTCATTGTCGATAAAGGCTAATTCGATAAGTGCTGCCGTCATATTAGTACGTCGTAGTACTGTTAATTCTGGTCTTACCTTGATTCCCCTATCAATCGTATTAAGGCTATCGACGATCTGATCTTGAATGCAGTTAGCCAATATCTCAGATGATCCGCCTAAATTATAAACTAGTGTTTCTGTTCCTTTTGCGATTGTATTCGCAGCGTTACAATGAATGGAAATGAATATATCAGAATCCCATTCATTCGCAGCAACGCATACAGGGTAAGGACGATCTGCATAATCAGAATCATAGTTAAGATTGTCTGATTGCATGACCTTCGTTTCATACCCTACGTTATTTAAATAATAAGCTACTTTATCGCCTACATCTTTTGCGATGTTGGCTTCAGTAATCCCATAATTATTATTAACTGCCCCAGGATCATAAACGATGTCATGACCTGGATTTATAAAAACTTTCATTTACTGTTATCCCCTTCTAAGCGATCAGGAATGCCATTGTTATTATTGTCGATCCATAATCCTAAGAATCCTATTAGTGCAGTAAGAACACTAGGAATAAAAATATGGTCTATGATATTTATCCCTGTAGTTATGATCTTGTAATTATCGTCGGATACATATCCAGCGATAAAAGACATAATGTATTGTATTATGACTAATAAGATAGGCAGTAACATTATTAGGATAAGAAGGCGAGTCAACAATACGCCTGTAGGGTGAATCCTACTGATCCTAACATTGTTATACACGCCTTTTATGGATTTTATGATCCGAAGTTTTAAATCCATATTTCACCTAAAAAATAATTCCTAAAATACCGACGATAATAGGAACTACAAATACTACTAATAAAACAATGCCTTGTAGTTTCTTATCCTTATCGTATAGATTTTCTAATTGCGATTCGTGCGTAGATAACTTATTTTTCATATCTTCAAGATTGACTTCGATATGAGTTACTCTTGCATTGATTTCGTTTTGTTGCTTCTGAAAATCATGTATCGTATTTCGGATATCCTTCACGATGTCAAGGATTAAATCTATGTTATTCATGATTAATCCTTGTATTTAACAAGAAATTCCGCTACGGATTCTTGATACACTTCAGGCACTAACTGTACTTCTTCGGTTACAGCCGATTCTTCTAATGTATATTTACCAGCTATTACTAACTTAGCATAGGCAGATATTAACCAGGGTTTAAGTTTTTTGATTGGTTTCTTCATCGTCTGCTACCTCTTTCAATTCTTCTAACTGTGATTGCAGATCTGTTAGGGCTTCCAATACAGAGACTGGATCTAACTTGATATCAGATTCAGAATCATCTTCTTCGACTTCAGTAGTTGAAGGTTTAGAAGGTATAATATCTACGTTATCCGTTGTAGATTCTACTGAAAATCGTTTAAGATATTCTTCTTCTGTTATGATTGTCATTCCGTCTTGAAGGTCTGCCCGTAGCAATTCTTGATCCGCACTTATGCCAATAACTTTGTCTATTAATAACAAGAAATACATAATAGATCCTTATCTAACATCTTATAAAGCGTCGTTTACATAAATATAATTGTCGCTAAATGTAAAGTTTTTACCATTTAAAGAAGATACTTCATATTCGCCGTTGCTATTTAAAGTATGATACGGAATAGGAATTTCAGATACGACTTTAACCATACCATAATAATCGCCCTGGAATGCTAAATTTAAGTTATTAGGCTTATAATTGATGATTTGGATTTTCTCAGGTACAAACGGAAGAGATACGTAATCATTGATTCTATCAACATTAGCTAAGTCAATAATTAAGCGTTTTACTGTATTTTGTAATGGTTTTAATGTAGTACTTCTTAAAGAGTTTCGGCCACCTTGAATAAATTCAAGTACTGCTTTAGTACCTTTAACGCTAAGTTTCATATTAGGATTATTAGATTCTTGATACACTACAGCCGGAGTATTATCTTCTTTAACTTTTTCAATATTTTTAGATTCTACTACTTCACCTAAGAAGTTAATGTATTTAATATTGATGAAATCTCCAGAATTTTTAGGAATTGGAACGATAGCAATATTGTCTAAAATTTCTACAGGTTCTTCATTTGCGATCTGAACTTTGAAGTGATTATATCCGTGTGCTGTGATATTTTCGTCGCCGTCGTTGTAAGAATCTACAGTAAATGGATATTGAGATTTAATATCTTCATAGCTAGTAATAAAATTAGTATTGTTATTAATTTGTTTTAAAACAGTTAATAACACGGCATCTAAATCTTCGATAGGAAGATAAATAGAATTCTCTTTTAAAAAATGTATAGTGTTAGGAATAGAAGGCATATCACCTTTTTCGCCTGGATCCCCCTTCTCACCTTTAAGTGCTGCGAGTTGATCCGGCGTGAAGTCTTCATATGTGAATGCTTTACCAGGTTTTCCGTCTTCGCCCTTTTCGCCTGGATCTCCCTTAGGGCCTTTAAGTGCTTGTAGTTGATCCGGAGTAAAATCTTCGTAACGGAATGGATCCCCTTTTTCGCCCTTTGATCCGTTAGTACCTTTTTGACCAGGGATACCAATATTGATATTGATGTTTTCAGGAATGTTAATAGTAGTTGCGTTAGGCATAGTTTACCTTCCTTTTTAATGTAATGATATATCGCGTATGATCTTAACAATGCCCATTACTAGCTTATAAGAATAAGATTCGCTAGTAATAAACACATCGTATAAGCCTTCGTTAATGAACTTAGGAATACTTAGGGATTTCGCTGCGGGAATAGTTACGTAAACTGTATTATCTTGAATAGTACAATCGGCTTCGATAATTAGGTTGTCTTCTAGATCGCGAATCTTACATACAGCCGTTGCCGTAGATAAGTCTAAATTTCCATTTATTGTATAGCTTCTATGCCAATCGTTACCGATATGGATTGTTTCTAGTTGCCGTCTTATGTAATCCATACGTTACGCCCTCTTTAGTGCAATGCAAATATAAGTAGCTTCACCAGGCATCCAAGTGTCACCTTTACCTTCACCATTGCCATATGCACTATGTGAATAGCCTTCATTATTTCTCCACCACATACCTACATGCGCTGTTAGATTATTATCAGCCCAACATTCTACTTGTACGGAGTTAGCGATACCGGATTCTCTAATATCTACATAGATTTTTTCAGCGTTACTTTTAGATAAAGATAACAATACAGTACATTCGTCTTTACTATATCCGTTAGGGATTGGAATTGTCTGTCCGTCGGTAACTTTTCCGCTTGTAATTTTCATGTCGTCTACTAAGGCGAATCTATGAAATTCATTATTCTTATCTTTACCGTACCAACCAGGACGATTATAGCAGCATAGGTTAGCTTCTGATGTTTGTTGAGCAGATCCAATATCGAGATTTTCGCCGTTAGTACCGCCTATGCTGATAGAATGCATTTTATTAGGGCCACCGTCTAACTTAATAGAGGATTGATTGCGTTTAAATGTAATATCGCCTTTCATAGTGCCGCCGGCTAACGGTAAGTATTTAGCTGTTTCGGTATTTACATACTCTTCAGTAGCTAATACTTTGCCACCATTAGCCGAATTGTACCATTTAGGCTTATTTTGGCTGTGTAGTAATAGCTGATTAGTAGCATTTTTATTAGCAGAATCTTCCGTTACGCCAATATCAAAATTGCCATTAGGCGCAACTCTAATTTTTGTATTATAATTGCCATTACCATTATTAAAGCCAATACTTGAATTGTTAAGACTAAGATTCCCAGTCATGGAATCGCCAGTTTTCTTAACATACGTTTTTTGCAATAGATCAGTAACTTCATCGGCTAATTTAGGTAAAGTAACGGATTTATCGCGGAGTTTACGAGTCGTAACGCTTGAATCAGGGTGATCTAATTCCGCTAATTCTTTATGAGGTTTAATGGAATCTATAATATCTTTTTTAGTTGCATAGACAATTGACCAATCAAGTACGACCTTAACATTGACGGCATTATCCGTAACTGTATCAATGTTAATAACCCTTTCTTGGATTGGATATGTCTTGTCGTAGATCATACGTGCCTTATCTCCGCACGTAGTATAGGCGTATAATTTTTCTTCACCGCTATCTACTTTGGCATATAAGCCGATTTCACGAAAATAGAATCCAGAAGTTACAGCCTTATTGTTGATCCTAAATTGTAATCTCATCTGGCCAGCGTGTACTGTTTCGTTTTTCGCGATTGGGATAAACAACTTATAACTTTTTAAAGCCGTTAAATTGTCGATTGTTGATCCAGTAGCTGTGCCGTCGCCTATCGCTACTTTTGTAAATGTAAGAACATGACCGGCGCGACCTTGTGTCAACATATCACGACCGATGTTAGTTAATTGTAAGGGCAAAAAATCCCCAGTTTTATTAGGCATTATTTAAAAGTCCTTTCTAAAATCGACTATGATTTAATAAGGATTCAATGTATTCGGCTTCTGTTGATCCAATCGTCATAGTGTAGTCAACGCTACAAGGAATATATAATTCCTCATAATCGGATACAACTCCGCTGAAATATACTGATTCGCCTAAATCAGTATTAGTAATGAAATGAAATCCTAAATGTGCCGGCTTCCATTGGCGGATAGTATCTATTAAATCCGTCCAATTAGTAATGCTTCCGTCTTTTACGTGATATTCTAATAGATACTTATCATAAACTTCTGTTATTGATCCGTCGCGATCTTCAACGTAGTTATTCAATAATTCGGTAAGAAATTCTATCGTAGACGTTTTCTTAGATTGCAACTTATTCCAGATTCTACGTCTTCGATTCTCAACGGAATCGGCTTCGTTTACTGTTAAGAATAAGTCGTTTTCCCATAAGGTTAATCCCCATGTAGCCGTACTAATAAAGCATTGTTTAAATAAATCTAAGAGTGCAGCCTTCTGCCTATCATGTTCCGCAGATTGGCTATCCCCTACTACCTTAAAAGTAGTAGAACTTTCGGAAAGGAAATCAGGCAAATAACGAAGAATATTCGTATCTTCTTGTCGCATAAAATCCTTACCTAGTTTATGATCCAGTTTAGGCATTTATATTCACCACGCCAATCTTAGGTAAACGTCCATTTAGTGGAATAGCATTGTTACTATTATTTAACGTGATACTATTGAAGTCTGTGTATCCTGCTGCGAATAATTGTTTTACTATAGCCGCCTGGGATATCTTTTCTAATCTAAAACCTTCCTTACGGAAGTAGCTTGTTAGATTTTTCTTAAAAATATCTACTGTGCCAGGGCCAACAATACCATTCACTACGATATTGATTTCCATAATGTCAGGAGAACTTACAATCACTTTTGATCCGGCAGGACGTTTTAATTCTATGTAGGCTTTTACTTTATTAATTAAATCAGAACTTGCTTTATCCCCATTACTATCTACGATTGCGACGCCTACTGTGCCTGGCCCATTAACTAATTCAGTAACCCTACAGCCACCGACTCCGACTACGGAAGTAGCCCAGTTATTGTAATGATAGATATTACCCGAAGTGGCAGGAGTACGAATGTAATCACTATAGCGTTGGTATAGTGATTCGTCTGATTCTTCATCGAATCCGTCGTAAGTAGCTTTAGGATTTGTAACAGATGTTACGCCACCGATACTCATCGGAATAAGAGTAATCATATCGGCTTCGACGTTATATTCTGATCCGGAATGTTCTGCTTCGATAGGAATGGTAGCCGTACCATTGTCTTCGATGTAAGATTCTTCCGTTGTGTAGAACTTGTAACCGCTTGTAGATTGGAATAAGGATTTAGCTGGTATCCATGCAGAACTATTACCTTTAACAGTAACTACGCCTTTTGCTTTGGCTGCCAATTTGCGATCTATACCGAAGTCGCTACATTTTTCCGTAAGGTAGTCGCCCCAGGACGTACTAGCGAAGATCGCGTCGCGAAGCATATCAATTTCGAAATATACATTTTTAAATTCTTCAGATGTGCTATTGATGATATCTCTTTTAAACGTACCTTCAATAACGCTTTCTTCTGATCCGTGTTGCTTAATGTAATCGGTTAATCGTTGTTGGATTGTATTTACGTTTTGCGATCCGAAAATGTCTGCCATTACATCACCACCTTATACGTTGCTTTACTATAAATTGATGTTAAATAAATTGTGATTTCGATAATGTCTTTTTCTTGTCTTGTTATCGTCATATTATCGATAGATACTATATAAGGATTAACTAATAAACCTTCCCTTATATCTGCCTTAATCATTTCGCCTACGTTTTTGATGTTGCTGTTGCCGATGTACTTTTCCAATTCAATGCCGTAACTATCATGATATGCAACATAGCGAAATCTTTCTGTTTTTAAGGTCTTGTAAATCCATACCTTTAAGGCTTCGTTTTCCGTAACGATAACGTGTTGCCCGTCTGCATTTTTTAGGAATATGTCTTTCTCAAAATCCCACGCATATTCCTTTAGTAAGGGCAGTTGATCCGCACTTGATGTATTGGAATCAAGTGTACTAGTAATAAATGGATTAGCCATATAAGCCCTTTCTATAGGTGTACTATTTTATCTAAGATTATGTATTGTTGAGTGGTGCCTTCTACTTGTTGTATCGGCATAATAGATACATATTCACCAGGTTTAAGCGTATCAGTATAAATAATATTATCGGTATACGGGTTATTGATTTCGTGCGTGTGGCTTGCAAATAAGGCGTATCCACCACCACCAGAACGTGGCTGCGTTTCAGATTTGATAACGCCTTTTGCCGTCCTTTCGTATCCTATAAGTAGATACTCGCTGATCCATACATCTTCTTTTTCAAGAAGGAAGTCTTTGTACTGAACCTTTATATTCGGTGGTGGCGCTAATACCTTACCAATCTGAATCGTTTCAGGCTGATTGTTTTTTGCTACTCCGTTTAGGATTCCTAATAATTGAGATTCTGGTGTTTCATTCATGATATATCTTTCTATTAAATAATAGATAACTAAGTTATGATCTGCGTAAAATCTAAAGTTAATGTCATTTTATGCTGACCATTACTAAATGTATGAGAATCTGACTTAATGAAGAACTTACCTTTTAAGTTTTCTTCTTGGATCGCAATCGACTTCCCAGATACACAATAGATATTACCTATTGCGTCTAAACTAGCGTCGATATCTACGGAATGAAGTAACTTCGTCGCAGCCGTTTTCGTATCGACCTTCTCATCTGGCTTATAGGTATTTATGATCTTACCGAACTTCTGATAAGCCCAGTCGCCTTTTACTACGCGATCAGGAGAAGTATCCCCGTTATTATCTGCGATGTAAACTAGGGATACTAGATTCTCTATTGATTCGCCATGTGTTGAACTCATGATATTCGTCTTATCAGTTAGCGAGAAATTAGCTATATGATTAGTGCCATTGTTACCGATGATGATGTTGTTATTCTCATCGATAGCCATAACAGAATATTTCTTATTATCTTTTGCAGATTGTAATTCAAGTGCTTTCTTGAATATCTCCGTGGCCGTCATATTATCGGCAATAAAATCACCTTTAGCGTCTAAGGTTACTCCTTTGTCTAATACAATCTTGTAACCCCATTCGTTGGCCACTTGTTTAAGATCATCAAGAACAGTTGTATCTTTAAATTTCTTGTTGAGTTTAGATTTAGCTAGATAAATTAAATCATCGTAAGCTGTGAAGGTCTTATCGAATCCCTGGGTATTACGATTGTGTACCCAGATTCTGCCTTTAAACAATGTAACTTCTTTAGATTCAAGATTAGATTCTTCTTCAATGTATTTAACTAGTATCTTACTTCCTACTTCGATATTTGGATTTACGAAGTTACTATCTTTCGTTACATTGTTAAATACGATTGTAAATTCTAGTTTCCTAGCCGCTTCTTGATTGTCGCCCGACCATGTAAAGGATACGATGTAGTTTGTTAAATCCTTATCGTCGATATAGAACTTAAATTTATTCATGATCTTACCTTTGGTGGACTATTAAATTTAGTAGTAGATTCTTTTAAAGTGAATTCCTTATCGTTTACGATAGCGGATAATGTATTGTTATTATTCTTTCGAATATTAATAAGATCGCCAGGATTAAAGGATATTTTCTTTTCGCTTGCCGTCTTAATCAAAGATTTAGCGTAGGAAAGATACTTCGTCTGATTCACATCTAAACCACGACTATTGGTCTTTGAAATTGCACGATTAAGGAACGTCAAAGGAGTATCGCCTTTACGATATACAAGATTAGCTTTAACTTTATCTAAAGCCGTTATCTTACGTTGATTAAGATCCGTCTTCTTGTCGATCTGCTTTGTATTTTCTCCGATATGTTTGTATTCGGTGAAAGATAATGAGATATCGATATCCCCTACCGGTGAAGAATCTTCATAGTTAAAAGAATCGATAGTTACATCTAAATCTACACTCGTACCGACTATCGTTAAATGACAATTTGTATCGTCGTTTCGGATCGCGTTTAAGCGTTTTATGTAATCGGCTGTATCGACTGCTTTCGCGAATTCATAGTCGATACCTGGAAGGAACGTAGAAAAGGATATCTTTTGTAGTCCAGTTTTACCAATCATATTGATATCACCAATGGATTGGATATTAATTACGCTGTTGTTATTGCTAACACTTACAGAATAAGAAGGTGGTTGAACGGGGAGAGTGATACTATCAGATTTACCTGTAATTATGATCTGCCCGTCCTCGGCTGTATTCGCTAAAGTTTGTCTATTAAATAATTGAGATAAACCTTTATTAACAATCGTTTCGATTGTGCTGCCTGTAAATAATGACATCGATTAAACAGCCCCTTCCATTGTATTAATTGCATGAGTTTGTAAGCGATCTACCAATCCAGATATGATCCGATTGATGTCGGCTTCTTCTCTTACGACGATAGAATCGGCTAGCTTTGCGATGTTAATAGAGTTTTCACCTTTAGAAGAAGAACCTTCCCTTCTACCCATTTCACGGGCTTCTTTAACTGATTTATCATGTGGCATTACTCTTGTACCAGAAGGAAGGTCTACAATTTCGCCACCCTGATCATGAATCGCAGCTAAGCCGCCTTTCCAGTTTTCCGCGCCTGTAAATAGAAGTGGAATGTTTAAACTGAAATCTTGGCCACCGAATCCAGGTACCCATGAAGGGATTGTAAAGCTAACAGAATTCAATGCACTAATAATAGTATTAATAGCTTCTTTAATGAAAGATACTGCACCAGATACACCAGATTTAATACCTTCCCATAGTCCAGTAAAGAAGTTAGCGATAGCATTGATTCCGTCATTCCAGGCTGGTACTAAAGTACCATTAAACCAATTTACGACCGCGTTAATAGCATTACGAAGCATATTCCAACCAGCTATTAAGTAGACTTTTACTGTATCCCAGTTTTCGTAGAGGAGATATAATACGACTACGATTGCCATGATAATAGCACCAATAGGATTAGCGATTAACGCACGACCTACTAGCATTACACCTCTTGCAATAACTGTTAAGAACTTACCTACGATACCGCCGAAAGTCATGATTCCACGTCCGATAGTCGCAAGTACTCTACCGATAGCACCGATACCATTACCGAAGAATTTAATTACTGATCCGACTGCACGGATAATCGTCATGGTAGTTTGGAATCCTGCGCGTATCTTAGATACAGCCGTTAATGTCATACCGATACCACGGGTTACACCAAAGAAGGCTATTGCTATTTCACCTAGCGTAATAACCATATCTAAAGTGCCGTCGTTGGCGTCTAATACTTTGTTAGTGAATTCAGTAAAGCGATCTACTAATTCTTTAACTTTAGGTGCTAACTTTTCACCGATTTTATATAAAATGGCCATGCCATTATTCTTCGCGATCTGAAGTGATCCGCCTAATGACTTTTGCATTTCGGCATAGGCGTCATTCATAGCGTTTGTGGAATTTATAATTCCGTTTGTCTTTTCTTTGTAGGAATCGATATTCTGTGAAAGTTTAATAAATGCACGACCACCAACATCGCCGAAGGCTTGAAGTGCTAAACCTTGCTTATCCATACCGGACATACCTTGTGTTTTAGTTTCGAAGTCTTGTGCTATATCTATAAGACTTCTCATATTACCGGCTGAATCTTTAATCGCAATTCCCATATTTTCAAGAACAGCACGATTGGAATCTTTTGCCATTCTTTCAAAGATGTTAGATAAACCAGTACCAGCTTCGCTACCTCTTACACCACTATCGGCAAGTACTGCCAATGCGCCTAGTGTTACGTCTAAAGATTGATTCATAGCACTAGCCGAAGCAGAAGTCTTAGTTAAGGCTTCCCCTAAATCGGCAACGTCTGCAGATGAGTAGTTGGACGCAGCAGTAATAGCGTCTAATACATGAGGTACTTGACTAGCTTCTAATTTAAAAGCATTCATCGTATTAGTGAACATGGAAGCTGCAACTGTAGCGTCGGTATCTGTGGCCACGGCAAATTTTGATACGGCTTCCGTCATATCCATAATTTCCTTACCAGTTAATCCTGCGATACTACCACCGATAGCATTTGCCATGTCTACTAGTTTATCCGTCGATACTGCTACACGCGTACCCATTTTATAAAAGGCGTCTTGTGCAATATCGGTAGAGTTTTTTGTGTCGCCTTCTAGTTTGTTTAAGAAAGCATGATATTTTGTGTCAAATTCAGAATAAGCTGCAATCGAAGCAGAAGCCGTCGCGATCGCGACGG